CACAGTCACGGGCTTGGAATTTGCTTCACCTTTCACACCGGCGAATGGCAACTTGATCATTGCACGTTCAATCCAGAAGAAAGTGTTGTTTGGATCTGCGTCAGGCAAGAAACGAACCGTTGCGGTTTGTCCTTCTGCGATGTTCCAATGGGGGTAAATTGCGTTGTCTCCACCGGACGAGCCACCAGTGTTTTGTTGAGATGATGCTTGAAGTTTTGCTCTAATTTCTGCTAACGTTGCCATAATGTTTTTCCTTAATGTTGATTTATTATGCCTCTTCTTTAAAGCCCACTGACTAAAAAGAAAAACTGTGCATATGTTTATTATGCACAGTCTTATTTATCATTGCAACCTATTATGGAGATTTTTTTATGTCGGTTCTGCCAATAAGTGGTAATGCATGTCGTACATTTCGAGCCCGTTATGCTTGCCGTCAAATAATCTAGTAGGCTCTCCCCGATATCCAGAAAACTTATATTCTGTTACTACATAGCCTTGATCATTTAAGAAATTTACCACTTCTTCGTATTTGTCTTCGTCAAAGTACATGTGAAAATGGAACTCAATTGCTAGTGTTGGCTTGAACTTTTGAATAAATTCTTTACCGCCCAGAATGACATCTAAATCGCTGCCTTCGGTGTCAATTTTGACAAAAATACGATCACCATCTTTTGCATCCGGTATCAAACTATCCAGCGTGATTGTTTTAATATCTTCTTCTGCTCTATTGATATCTTTGTATAACTCTTTACCAAACACTGAAAATTGCCCAGAATCTGTGGACGGCGTGTAAATTGATTTTACCTGATCTAATTCATTTGAACAGATATTTTTTAAAAATTTTACCTTGCCTTGTTGGTCGTTTATTTTGATTTTTGCAGCATCTAATGCTTCTGTTGACGGTTCAACAAATACAATTTTTTCATAGTCATTGTATACTTGAGAAGACCACATTCCCACATTACCGCCGATGTCGATGAATAAGTCACCGTAAAAATCGTATTCAAACGATTCAATCTTTTTTAACATTGCAACCTCACTAGCTAATAGTGTAATTATCTTTTGAGGTTGCTATAGTTTAGATTTTTGAAAGACCTGCTAATTTCTTAATAGCTTCAAATTGCATAGTGGCTTCATGCTGACCGCGCATTGCTTCAGTTTTTGCCTGCATTTCTTCAACATACTTTTCTACAAGTTTGCCAACATGATCGCCGAATTGCTTACCGGCCATGATACCTAATTCAGTAGGACCTTTACGCCATTCACCTAGACCTTGTTCTTGGGCATGTTTGTTATAGAAAGGTTTGATAAATTCAACAATTTCTTTCATGGACGGATGACGACCTTCTGGCTTACTTTCTTGGTTTTTCATGTCTTCGCCTTCTTCAGGCACACTCTTTTCCATGTCGCCTAATTCTTGTAATGTATCGCCTACAAAGTCTTCGTCATAGCTGATCATATAACGTGCTTGTTTTGGACTCATATCAAGATGTTTAACTAGTATCATACCAATAGCACTAATTAATTCGTTTTCTTTTGCCGGATCGTATTTGATACCCTTATCAAAAAGAATTTTAGCAACCTGATAACTTGTACGATCTTCTGGAGCTTCGGCTACTGGCTGTTCAGGAGCAACCGGTTCTTCCGGCGCTGGTTCTTCTGGTGCAGGTGCTGCGGCAGCAGCAGGATCTATTGCTGGTTCTTGAGCAACGGGCTGTGCTTGTTGGCCTGCACCTAATTCAGCAGCAGCTTCTGGATCGTCTTTCATCAACCAAGAAAGTATCGTGTCTGTTGGATTGCCTTCTGGATTAAGTTGAGCAGCGGCTGCTAAAGCAGTTTCTAATTCATCGTTATGCACGCCAATGCCTTGTAGGGCTTCAATTGCACCAGTTGCATCGGGACCACCAAATGATAAACCGTTATCTATTAGGTCTTTCAACGCCATAATAGTATCAGGCTCTAATGTGCCTTCTGTTACTGCCATTGTCCAAGATTCAAATTGAGCAAATTCGTCGGCAATTTTTGTATCTTCTTCTGCAATTTCTTCGTCAGCAGTTTGTTGGCCAACAGTGGTTAGATCGATCTCTCCAGTTTCTTGCATAATTGTATGAATTAACGGAAAGTACTGAGTTAGATCTTCTTTAAAGTTCTTTTGTGTAAACTTGTCTTTGTAATCTTCCATAGTAGCTTGATCTAAAACAAATCCGTCATCTTCGTTTGGCTGTAGAGTTTCGCACCAAGATTCGTAATACTTTTGTCCTGCCAGTCCTTCGATTACTTTTCGTAATTCATTTAATTTCATTTGACTGCGGCTAAGAATTTCGTTTACTTGTTGGTTCATGCCGTCATGATGTCCGACATGTCTTTTAAAAGAAACAAGTTGACTAATTTTTTCACTTAGGTTAATAATCTGTCCGCCTACATCGTCGTATGGTCTGCCACCGTTAGCTACGTGTCTTTGCATTGCCTTTGCACCAGCTAGATGAATAAAAGGATATTTAAAACGCTCACCATCAGCGTTTTCAATATACAAAGCGCTGATGTTTCTGCTTCTTGCACCTTTTTGTGTTTCGTCAATTGCTTTAGAGTGACGTACAACTAATCTAGTATTCTCTAATTTTCTCATGCTGGTCTTAGGACCTCTTCCTATCATAGCAGACTCGTTCATATTATTTTCCTTCGTTCCAGTTTGTGCAAGGTATTGAAAATCATTCTTGTTTAAATTGCTTTTTGTAATGTCTCTAGTGTCAAATCGCAGCATTCTACGTTTGGCAAAATAACGCATTTCTCTTAAAAATTCGTACCACTCATTGAGTGTAACTGTGTCTACGTCTTCAGTAATACCTTGACTGTAGAAAACTTTTAAGCTGCCTAGCTCGTTAATTGAAACACTAACGCGACCTAAATTGTTGCCTTCGATAACAAAATCAAAGTCAAAAAATCGTGCATCTTTTGAGTTTGTTGTGATAGACCCTTGCTCATCACCCATTTCTAAATTAGTGAAGCGGCCACGTACTTTGTCAAAGATGTCTTGTGCAATAAATTCGATGATATTCATGATAGCGTATTTATTAAAAATGATTCACAAAGATTGGCATAGGGAGATCTAAGTCCTCTAGTCCTCGATCTTGGATCATTCGTTCGTAAACGGAAGGATCCCAGTCTCCTAACATGCCTGCCATACGTACTGCTAACAGCATACTCGACACTAAATCGTCAGTTTCGTTAATTTTTGCTTCAAAACTAATGCCCTTAGCAATGTAAGTTTTAAGTTCACTAATTAGTGCCTTGCTGTTGATTAGAATACGTTTTTGTTCTACTAGTTGTTTAAATTTAGCACATGCGGCAATTTTGCTAACATTTGTAGTGTTAAAACCTCTACGGAAACGACGCACATGCCCTTTCTTAATAGGTTCACTCATAAACATTCCGGGGATACTTTCTTCGCCCATTTCGTTAATTGCTACAAGGGCAGCTTCACCTAGTGTGTTGTTTTCAACGCTGTAATATATTTGAGGAGCTCCGTCACTTATGTCACATTCACCGGCGATGTATTTGCAAATTTCTCGCATGATCCTAACTTGACTTTGCACAGGAGTTAAATTGTGACTCCATTCTCCTGCTTGTTTAAAACTAGGAATTTCTAATATCTGTATAGCTGCCGGGTCGCCGCCCGTACCTAAACTAGGGTCTAATGCTACAATGTAAATTGCACTTGGATCTATTTTCTTATACCAGCGAACTTGCCCCATTTTCATAGTGGGCTCTATACCTTGCATTTCTGCAAGGACTAGACTGCTGATCAAAGTTTCGTCGAAGATTAAGAATTCGCACTCATGTTCTCGACGAAATCGTTCTTCGCCAATACGCGATTTTTCAGTATCGGCCCATGCTTGATCTCTGTCAGGATGCTCTGACCAATGTGCTCTAAAGGGGAAGAAACCGTTCTTACCTAGTGCTTGTTCGTTGCCAAATTCATCAAACTTTTTATTGGCTTCTTTCCAAATGGTAGCAAACTGATCTTCGTCACTATTTGGAGTCGAAGTGATAATTGCTTTACCACCAGTTGCTAGTGTAGGCGAAATAGATGTCCAGAATTCGCTTGCAATATTTGGTTCTACGAATGCGAATTCGTCAGCATATAGTAAGGATAACGACATACCTCGACCAGTTGTAGGTGTAGTTGTCTGCGCTACAATACGCGATCCGTTGTCAAATTCAATACTTTGTTTGTTGTAACTCTTTACGCCGCAACGTATATGGTCTGGGCAAAGTTCGTATGCGTACCTAATACGCGACATAATTTCTTGAGCACCTGTGTACTTGTGGGCTGCTACAAGAATAGTTGAGTCGGGAACAAACATTGCATACCATAGCAAATATCCTGCGGCCGTGGTAGTTTTGCCTGTTTGTCGTGGAAGTAAGTTTACATTAAATCGATGATCGTGATAACTGTCAATTAGTCTACGCTGATAATCAAACGCTTCATATTGCATCTTACCTTTGACAGGATGCTGAATAAAGAAAAAATTGTCTAGGAAATAATGGGGTCCGCCGGTATCTGGCTGGCATTGCATTAACTGCTCAATATCTTCCTCAGTCCACTTTTGTGTAGTATGAGGCTTTTTAATCAGGGTATCAAATTTATTAGTTGCCATGTTTTTATTTACTGAAAAAAATAGCCTCCGAAGAGGCTATTTGGTTAATCCAATATGGATTACTTTCTTGGGCTAGAGAATACTTTAGCACCGACCCGTTCGTTTCGTTTGTCGTTAGCTTCTTTATTAGCAGCCTTGCCGGGCTCTTTTGCTTTACGGATAAACGCAGGTACATCTTCGGGCTTTGGGCCTTCAGAAATAAACTTTTTGTACTCGTTAAATAGCTTTGCTTCGAACGCATTGCTAAATGCTTCTTCTTTCTTTTCTTCTTCTTTCGGTAATGGATTAGTTCCGCTGCCATAAGGAGTATCGGCCATATCAGCAGCGTCTACTTTGTTCATAACATGAGCCATGTTATTAGGATCAAATTTAGGAACATCTGTAGGGTCGCTTGCAGAATTGTCATAGCCTTCATCTTCTGGCTTGTCGTTACTGCGAGCATTTAGTTTGTCTGTAGTACTGCCTTTGATAGGCTCATCGCTTGAAACTTTTACTGGCATGTCAGTGCTAATCTTAACAGGCTGTCCAGTTTTAACTTTTTTAATTAAGTCTGCGATTTCATCAGCGCCACTATCGTCCATGCCTGCTGGCTCAGCAGTTAAAGGACCGTCATCGGGTTGTTCTAGATCATGATCTTTCATATCATGATCGCCATCCATATCAACATCACCTAATGCTTTTAGCATAGGATCAGACTGCATACTACCCATACCAGGACTTGCAGAATCTGTCTTGGCAAGATCCATAATACCGCGCATCATTGCAACAATTTCGCCAGCATTGCCTGCACTCATATTAATGCTAGCTGGCATCATAGGAGGCATAGGAGATCCCATCGGCATCATGCCGCATTCTGCAATTGTTGATTCGTTAAGTTGTTTCTTAACACCAGATAAAGCACGTAGATCGCTTAGATCAGGTTCTGGTAGATTTAATTCAATTTCTTTTTTACCTTCTGTAAGGACAGCCGGTTTTTCTACTGGGGTGTTTTGAGATCCACCGTCGATACTGGCCAATTTTTGTAATATGTTTAACATTGACATTCTTCTATTTCCTTTATTGACCCGAACTTGGGATCTGTTCTCCGCGCTCTTTTCGTCTTCCTGCGGCATCAGCATTTAATTGTTTTAGAAATGCTGTATTGTATTTTTCTCCGTAAAACTCGTCTGCGTTTGCATTAGGAGCTTCTTTGTATTCAGAGTCAGTTAGTAACGCACCTGTACGTTTTTCAACAGGTGTTTGATAATCTTCTTGTGGATCATTTGGATTTCTAACTACAATATAGCTTTCATGGATTCCCATTTCTGCTGACAAATATTGATGTAGTTCGTATGATGTAGTTGGATAGTTTAGTGATACTTCGTAAATGCTAACTTCGGCATTTTTAATTCTCGGGAAATCTAACGGTAGTTGTTGGATTGGAGTTTTACTTTTTTTACTAAACTCAGCTACGCTGAAACGCTCTAATAAGCCTTTCATTTTTGCTTCTGATTCGGTGGTACATTCCCGAGCAACTTTGATTTTAAAGTCGTATTTTTTAACTGATTCTGTTAGGTATTCTTTAAATGATCTCATAGCGTTTTCCTATGCTTTATTTATCCATATTTTTAAGTTTTGCCAGCAAGCTATTACGATCAGTAATTAGCACACCTTCTGCTTGAACTGAAGTTTGCTCAATATCGCCGTTCTTTTTGTCAACTGCATATTTTTTAAGTTGCAGTTCAACCATTTTAAGCTTCTTGTCAATCTTTGCACTTTTTGCAGTTATTGCAGCATTTAGCATATTACCTGCTACTTCGAACATTCGGGCGCCGTATCGTGCTTCAACGTTCATTCCTAAGTCCATTAGATCATCGTAGGCTTTTTCTGCTTTATTTGCAAGAGCATCTAACTCACTATCACTAATGTCGCCCAACCCTTTTACTCGAGGTAATGCTGCGGAAATTTTATCAAATTCTTCTAATTTTTCTTGTAAAGAGATAACAGGTGTTTCTGTAATTTCTTCTGGAGAAATTACATCTTCATCATCTTGAGGTAAATTAAAAAGTTCTTCTAGTTTCTTTGTCATAGCATTACTTATCGTCGTTTGTTTCCATTATGGAAAATATCACGCTCACTTACTACTCTAAACTTTATTCCACGACCTTTACACCATGCACTAGCAGCTTCCCACTTGGCCATATTCTTAATATACTGAGCTTGATTATAGGGATTCTTTCCTACGTTTTCTAACACTGCTTGATTATTAGGTTTAATTTCTATAAGCTCTGCGTGTTTCTTTTGATTCTTGTCAGAGTATACTACAAGAAAATCAGGAACATATACTGTATTCTTTCCAGTTAGGGGATCTCTATAAGGAATCTTTACAGCTTCACTAGCCCATTGTTCAATTGCAGGATTATTATCGCAGAACAACATAAATGTATGTTCCCAGCTCGATCTGTATGTAGGATCGTGCTGTCCTACATACTTTTCGGGATTTTTAGGAATAAATTGACCTCGGGCAGTATTTCTCATCAAGGTAAAATATTTCGTTTAACAACATCAACCGGAGTTATTTTTTGAATAGATCCTAACACACTAGTTTTATATCTATTAAAATTTAAAATTTCAGAGACAAATTGATTAAGTTCTATAGTACCCAATACTCGCATTGAATCTAAAACACTCATTGGATTAAAATTATCTCTTCTTGCCTGCATTAATATTATTATAGATATATTTTCAGCAGACTCTTCACTAAACCCGTTATTGGATAACAGACCTATCATTGCTACTAACGTTTGCTGGTCCAGTTCAATTGGCAAATCGTTGTATTCTTGCAATCTTTTATTAGTAGGATTGCTTGAAGACGGGGTTATTTCTTTTGAAGGTAAATTGGAGTAAATCATATAAAATAATTATCCAGGCGGTAAACGAAGTTTTGCATCTCTGGCATCTTCAAGTAACCGATAATTTTTTTGTTGTTCGTTATTTAAATCGTCTCGAACAGCTTGTAATTCTTCATACTTATCTCTAGCAGCCTTAACGTCAGCAGGATTTGCAGTTGGGTCTTCATTTAGCCTTCTAAATTCGCTGCGGGCAGCTCTTACATTGCTAAACGCATAAGGCCCATCATTTAATTTACTAATTAATTCAAGTTCTTTAGCTTCTCTTTCTTGAATTATTCTTTCATTACTGATAATTTGCTGGCCTTTAAAATTAGTTACTGAAGGTTGCAGATCTTCAGTTTGATTAAACACATTAATATTACCTTCTGTAGTTTCTTCTACATTTTCAACAGAAAGAGTGCTATCTGGTGTTTCAGCTTCTTCAGCTTCATTATACAATTCATCTAAACCTTCTAAATCACTTTGTACACTTTCATAGCTTACCTGAAGTTTTTCAGGATCTGTATAATTTAATTCATCAAACTCAGAATATATATTATCTAAAGTTTCTTGATCTCCGTCAGCAGCAGCCACTCTTGCATCGAGCTCTTCTTTTAAACCTTCGTATTCTGTAATTTGATCCTCAAATGAGAAAGATAACTCTGAGCTAATTGATCTTGTATTTCCTATTTCAGATAAACTTGCATTAGCAAGATTAGCTGGTAATATTCCTCTTATAGCTCCGCCAATTCTATCTGTTAATCCCCCGATTGCTCCACCTATACCAGCAGCAATACCGCCAGCAATGCCACCTAAGTCAAATCCGGCACCGCCAGCTTGTTGAGATCTAGGAGTAGCTGTAGTTCCTAATTCTCCTGGCAAAGTTGCTAGTGTTATTCCAGCAGGGCTACTACCAGATAAGACGCTTGGTAATTTGCCAGTTCTTGCAACTTTATCTAAAATTCCGTATCCTTCAGATAGTAAACTTGCCTTTGAAACATTTTTTACATTTTTAGCCAACGCAGCAGCACCTCTTGCAGTTTTGAATAATCCCAATGGAGTTTGATCTCCTGCACCGCCCAACACTTCTCCTATTCCGGGAATAATACCACCGGGACCAAATATACTATTATTACCACCACCAAATACACTTAAAGGACCAGGTGTATTATCGTAATGTATGGTTGCATATCCGGCAGGATTGTCTTTTTTAATTTGTCCTGTTCCGTACAACACTGTTTCGTATTGTATGGTCATATTATTTTCTAAAAACTTGCTCTGTGATTGATCTAACTTATCGTGATTAAAATCTGTAATTACAGGATTTACTAAAATAAATGCTGTAAACTGTTTCCTGTTTAGTTGATAGATTTCTATACTTTTAAAGAACGGGTCTGTTTGCCCATTGTTCATACCATATGCAGTACTTTCTTCTATTACTGCTCCGTTCTTTTTATATTTTGTATTGCCGTATGATGACGGTATTAATAATCCTGAAACATTTTTTCCATCAACAAAATAGTAATTGTAATAGGCCTTCCACATACCAATAGTAGTGTTATTGTGATCGTCGTGAAACGCCATCGATACTGGCTGATATTCTATTTTGCTTTGAATAATAGTTTTTTTATTGTACTGATTAACAGTTTCTGTAGCTATTCTGTATTTTGGTAAGTCAACTGTTTTTACTAACAAACCTAATTCACGACCGTTCTTACTTTTAAACTGTTCAATAATAGGATTTTTGTTAGTGTTGATGTTAAAAACAACATAGTAAAGAAAACCAGCTTTAGGTGCTAATCTAAAATAATCATCAACATACAATCTACTTGCATGTTGATAATCCTTCATCTGAGTATCAGTTGTCAGTGTTTGTTTTAAGAAGTTAGTAAATGCATTGGCCATAATAATATTTAGTCGTAAAAAAAGCCCCCAAAGGGGCTTTTTATTTAATCAAGTATTAACCTGTAGCTAAGGAAGATAATGTTCTTCCTACTGTTGCGCCTAATCCTATTGGTGTGCCTGATGGGCCAATCTGTAGTGCATTGTCGTATTGAATAGTTAATGCAATCTCCATTGGAGCACTTTCAGCATATGCTAGTTCATTATAATTTACAGATTGTAGGTAACAACCATAAACTTCCCATGTTTCTAATACATTTGCTTGCCAGTTTGCATTGTCGCCGTTGCCGCCGTCTAACATTTCAATTCTTGTTAAGAACTTGTATTCAGCGCCCGAAGCAGCACTAGCTTGCTCAAAGAAGTCAAATTGCTTTTGTAGTTGTTCGCCAACTAGTTTGGTAATTTGTCCTTGTGCATCGTCGCGAACACTTAGGTTCATTGGTTGCCATGTGTGCTTGCCAGCATAGTTAATTTGGCTGTTATATACGTGCAACACTTGGTTTTCAAATTGAACTTGTGGTCTTGCAGCACTTACAACTTGTTTGGTCAACTCCGTTGTAGGTTTTGTAACTCCAAAATTTTCTAATGATACACGGAAGCGATACTTCAACTTCGGCATCAATAGGCCTTGCACGGTGCTACTTTGTCCACCACCTGCTAGTGGAACTGTGAATCTGCTTAAACTTGCAATTGCCATGTTATCTGCTCCTTGTCCTTATATTTACCTATTATAGTCCGGCTTGAATATCGCCAGTGTTTTTCAAGCGTAGTGGAATATAGATAAATTCAACTGCTTTAACTGGTTCAACTGCAATGTCTAACCATAGTTCAGAACGATCAACTCTTGTTGGTGTGTTGTTACTTTCATCACACACTACTAAGAAGTCGTATAATGCTCTTTGTCCTATTAATTCTAACAAGAAACTTTCAGTTGCTTGTTTGATTTCGTTACGAGTAATTCTATCGTTAGGTTCAAACAAGAACGGCTTAACTAATAGACTTAACTGTCTACGTAAGTATGCAACTAAACGTGCAACGTTAATTCTATCTAATGCACTGGCGTTTCTAGCACGAGTGTACTGACCAAAGTTAACAATGCCAGAACCAGGAATTGTAGCAATAGGATTAACCTTAACACCAGCTAACACATCACGTAAGTTCTGTGGAAGTGCTGTTGTTTTAAATTCGCCTTCGCTTGTAATATAACCAACACTAGTTGCGTTGTCAACTGTACCGCGACGTGTACCTGCTGGAGCAAACCATTGGAAGCTCTTAGCATCACTGTTAACAATAGTACGTAACATCATGTGGCTAGGTGGAACAACAATTGCGTTACCTAAGTTGTCGTTAGTAAATCCGCTTGGGTAGAACATAGCCATATATTCGTCATAGCTTACTGCGCCTTGTTCACCATTGTCGAAAGCTAGTGCATTGTTAAAGCCCCAGTTGTTCAACTCAGTGCCGTTAGGCTGTAGTCTAAACGGTGTGTCACCAACAACAAACGCTGTCTGACCGCGGTCAACGTTGAATGCAACCATATTTTGAATTGCTTCTGGATATCCAGGGCAAGCAATCAAGTTAAAGATTACAGTGTCGGTATCACGGATACTTTGGTTAGTGTCGATTAAAGCCTTGAATGCTTCTACAACAAAACCTCTTTGTGCCCAACGACCAAAACTACCTTGTCCTGTTGGCTGATTAGGGCTAACAGTGATCCAACGGTTAGTAAGGTATGGAGTAGAGCTATTAGATCCGTCCATTTGTTCATCGTTGAAACGAGGGTTCTTACCGTCGTTAGCATCGATGTTAATGTGGTTTGTCACATACTTCTTAACGTTAAATCCTGAACGACGTAGGTTCCACAACTTCATACCACGTGGGTATAATGCTGGATCTGGTGCATCTGGGTCTAGGTAATCGCTAGACAATAGGTCAGTGATTTCTGCCATATCTTCGCTAGTACCTGCTGTGCTCCAACGTGCATCAGCGAACAACCATCCATCTGGAGTTGTTTGATCAGTAGTGTCTTGTGCGACCCACTTGCCGCCTTGGCGTACATAAACAGCTCTACCATAGTCGCTGATATTAGCTGTACTGATCCAAATGTCGTTATCAACTAGCGGATCACCATTAGCTTGTGTTAACGGAGCAGCGCTGGCAACAATAGGACCGTTGGCATCAGTTAATGGATAATAGTTTTTATAGCCTTTCCATGTAGTACCGTTGTGGACCATAATGTCAACTTCATCTACTACACTGCTGTACCATAATTGTCCATCTACTGCATCAGTGAACGGAGTTTGTGCAGTTGCTTCGTAAACTAGAGGTTTCCAGTTGCTTGCATAGAATGTAATATCTCTTGCATCAAATGTTTCTTTTGCATATAGATTCTTTGTACCAGTTTCTATACCAGTTGAAGAATTTCTAGCCCAAGCTGAGAATCCTAACAGACCAGATGTTAATGGAGAACCTGTGCCGTTTTTAAGATTAATCTGACCGCCTAATCTGTGCTGTATTGTTAAACTAGTTGCTGCACCACTTGCATTTGTACTAGCTACACTAGCAGTTACATAGGTCATATTTAAAGCATTAATTTTACTAATAACAGTGTCAATAGTGTCACTTGCTACTAAACTAACAGTATACGCATTGCTATAATCAGCTACACCTGACGTAGATGTTGCTAGACCTTCGCTAATTGTAAAGTTAGAAGAAGTTGTTACAGAAGCTGTTGTTGCAACACTGGTAATTTTTGTAGCACCAGATGCATTGCGTCTATATGCTCTAAAAGAAACTAGTTGCGGAGATACTGTTGCTGTAGAAGCTGTGCCAGCCCCCATTGTATAGTTTTGTTGAATATAAACTCGTCCAACTGGAATATCACCTGTTGTGGAAATACTGTTGACCGCAGTTTGATGTTCATCAAAAATGCTTGTGCTTTGTAAACTAAACGCACCTTCTGCTTCACTGTAACGTTTTACATACCAATCTGCTCCGCTATTAGGAACAGTTGTTTTAACATAAACAGAACCAGTAGGCATATTACCAAAATCTGGATACTTAGTGTGAGGTGCTTGGAATAACGTTACACCTTCATATGTACCGGCAACTAATCCAACAGCAGTTAGCATTACATCTAGTCCAGTGCCTTCTTCAATTTTAATTTTACCATCTAAAGCTGTTCCGTTAGATTTAGCACGAGCATCGGCATACAATTCTAAGAAGCCGCCTGCGTTAACTCGGCAACCGACGCCGTGTGTTCTCATTGCAGCGTTTATACTAGATGCAAGAGCAGCTAGTGTTGTACCACTTAGAGTAACAGTTTGGCCGTTAATTAATAATGTATTACCGTTGTATGCTGTTAGATTAGGATTAGACGCTGTAGCAATGACAACAGGGTGACTTGTTTTCCAACTAGTGCTTGAGAATGTTGCAGCACTTGTAAAGCCTGTTTCAACATCTGAGCCAACAACTACCCAGTTTCCACTAGAGTTTTTGTACCACAATGTGTTAGCATTGTCACTTGTAACAACAAATGCATACTGTCCACTTGATCCATAGCTAGCCTTTGGTGTAACTCCTAAGCCACCGTCTGTCGTAGTAGCATAATTGTCGTTATCAATAATCAATGGTACTTTGTTTGTAAAACTGTCAGAACTGGTATTCCATTCAAATACACCCCACTTGGTATTAGATGTATCAATCCAGTATGTTCCGTCGACTGGTTCTCCAACCGGCATACTGCTAGATGCGCTGATTTGACTTGTGTCTAAATCTGCACGAACAACGTATGCTCTCGAGCTCACACCTAACACAGAGTAAGCAGCTTGTAGGCCGTACTCATTTTGCTCGCCGCCGTGTACTGGATTGCCGCTTGCGTCCTGATAGAACAACGGAGTTCCAAAAGTATCAGTTAAATCACGCTGGCTGGTAATCAAATAAACTCGACCCGCATTTTCGGAAAGTGTTCCTGGTGCTGTCCCCGTGCCGCTAGCATTTTGCTTGTTGGCAGCGGTTGCCACAAATATCAATGGTACAGTGGACGGAGCCGCTGGTAAGTAAAAACTTTCGTCGATTACGCTAACCTGTACGCCTGGTGAATTCAATGCCATTTGTCAATCTCCCATAAATGGTTTTTCTTTAACATATTTAGTGACAATGACTAAAAATGCCGACTTAAATACCTAGCAAAAGGGAACAAAAAGGGCGGTGTATGCGAGATCTATGTAAAAAATGTCAAAGAAGACCAGTTGCTATTAATTATAAAAAAGAAGATAAGATATATTATAGATCAATGTGCGATCATTGCTCTAAAAATTTTAAAAGTTCAAGGCCAACATGGTTACACTCAGGATATAAAAAGAAAACCGCATGTGATAGATGCGGTTTTAAAGGAGAAGATAGTGAACAGTTTGATGTATTTCACATAGATGGTGATGTAGGAAACTGTAAGTATGCTAATTTAAAAACAGTGTGCGCTAACTGTCAACGATTGTTACACAAACTCAAACTGCCGTGGCGTCGTGGTGATTTGATACCAGATTTTTAATCTGTTCAAACAGTTCATCAATAGTAGTATCGTTATAGATAGTGTGATCAATATCGCCGCCTACCCATGATGTTTCGCTAGCATGAATACCTAATTTGTTAATGCGGTCAGTACTGATTAACCAGCTCATATTTCCGCGGCCTTCATTCATATTAACTGCATCTTGATACCATAGGGGGTCTTCCCCGCGCTTAATACGGACTACAATGCCGCCTGCATTGTGAATTGCCTTGATTTCGTTAGGAAAACGCACATCGCTAATTACAATATTATCAGCAGTTTTACGCATTTTGTTTTCTAAGCTAGCGATCCAGATATCATCATGGAAGCCTTTGCGAAGTACATCTGTACCCCAATATTGTAGTACCCAACGAGGAGTTAGGTGCGGCATTTCTAGTCGGTCTGCCCACCACGGATCTACTTGTTCACGCCATTCACGAGCTTCTTTAGTACGACCTTCGAGCAGTGTGCGGTCCCAACCGAATACACAGGCTACTGCATCTTTTAGTGTATTAGCGAACGAGTCTCGTCGATATCCGTGAAAGTTAACCAAATAATCTGCGGCAGTGTCCTTGCCTGAGCCAATAAAACCAACAAAACCTACTATCATAGTATCTCCTGCGATACTATAATTTATATTATCCTATGACAAAGGTCAATGGCGTTTGGTTATCTTTATAATTTATTAAATCCAACTCTAATGCTTCTAGCTCTGCTTTGCCTTCTGCTTTTAAAGCTGTACCGTTTAAGTTTGTGCCGCCCTGCGGACTTGCAATAGTAGCAAACTTTTCACGTGCTTCACCTAGCATAATTTTACAGGTTGCTAACGCATGATCTTTAATCCACCCACCAGCGTAAGGATCTTGCATTATGGTAAAATCAGGTTTCTGATTGTACATCCACAATAAAACATTTTCTTCACCACGAGGACGTTGTGTAATTCTTAATCTTTTACTTGTAGGATTCCAGTCAAAATTGATATAACTACCAAACATTTTACCAACTTCTTTCTGGTAACTGGCAAACATATAATAGGTTGCAATACCACCCATTTGTGTGCTGGCCAGTAAATAGGTATTAGTATAAGCTAAGTTAAACGGTTCAAACAGCGTACCGCCATCGCCGCCACCAGTTCTAGAACCAACACTTCGTCTAAAAACTTGTCTAACCTGCATCACTTCGGGAGCAAGGATGTAGTCATTAACGTCAGTTTGCAGCGTTAAAAACCCAAAACTTTCTTCAACAGCATTACTACTTCGTTGTCTATATCTTCTTAAAGCTCGGTCAATCGCTGTATTATAGTGAATAGGGTCGAGTTCGACGTCAACCATGCCGTCGCCGAGCATAGCGCGGATATATTCGACTACGTTTTGTTTTTGGGTGTCAAGTTCGTTCATACCAATATTTAGCA